AAGACTAGTTCGGCATCTGTCAAACAAGCATTGAAACTATTGCTTATGACTAACCGCACAGAGAAACCTTTTGCTCCTTTCTTTGGTGCTAACTTGCAAGAGTTATTATTTGAACTGGCAGACAATCAAACTGCAACTGAAGTTCAATTCGCAATACGTGAAAACATTCGTGTATTCGAACCACGTATCGACCATACTAGTCTTGATATAAGAACAAGTATGTCACTCGATAATAACATGATGACTATAACAATTATTTTCACTATTGTCAACTCAAACGAGACAGTAGAGTTCACAACAAGACTGAATAGGTTACGATAATGGCAACTACTATTAATTCATCTTCATTAGATTTTGAAGCAATCAAGAATAATCTGAAGACTTACTTGGAACAACAAGTCGAGTTTAAAGATTATGACTTTGACGCGGCAGGTTTATCTAACCTATTAGATGTTCTTGCGTACAACACACATATGAACGCATTGACTGCAAACTTCGCATTAAACGAAAGTTTCTTGTCTACATCTCAACTACGTAGTTCGGTAGTATCACATGCAGAGACATTAGGTTATATTCCTGCATCTCGTACTGCCGCGCAAGCAAGTGTTAATTTATCATTCAATATTGGTATTGACCAAGATGATGTACCAGAAAAGTTACAGATTGCATCTGGTTATAAATTCACATCTTCGGTTGATGATGCGACATATACTTTCCAGACTCAGCAGTTAATCGAAGCAACTAACGACGGCAACAACTTCTTCCAGTTTCAGACATTAGAAGGCGACACAAACATTCCACTCAAAGAAGGTATTGCAAAAACTAAGACTTTCTTTGCTGGCGAAGATGGTGAGAATGCAATCTATATAATCCCTGATAAGAACTTGGATAGACAAACTGCTGTTATTAAAATCTTTGAGAGTGCAACTTCTACGGACTTCACTACGTATATCAATCTTGAGACTGCAACTAACATTACACCTACAACTCCTGCGTATATTCTAAAAGAAGCACCAAATGGTTACTTTGAATTAACGTTCGGTAATGGTTCTACTCTTGGTGCAGTACCACGTGCTGGTACTAAAATTACTGTAGAGTATCTATCTGTTGCTGGCGCACCTGCGAACGGTGCACGTATCTTCGAACCAGTTGATACAGTAGAAGTTACTGAACCTGCAAGTGGTATTGGTCTTGAACGTTTACCTGTTGTTTCTACAACAAGTCGTTCTGCTGGTGGCGCAGAGAAAGAAACACTTGACAGTGTTCGACGTAATGCACCATTCAGATATGCTACACAGAATCGTATGGTAACACACGTTGACTATGCAAACTTAGTTAAACGTGAGTACGGAACACTGATTGACGATATCATTGCATGGGGTGGAGAAGATAATGACGTACCTGTTTTCGGTACTGCTTTCTTATCTATCGAATTCAATGATGATGTTAGTGCAACTTTAAAGAAAACGACTAAAGATAATATTCGTGTACTTGTCGACCAACTATCAATTGCATCATTTGGTCTTGAGTTTACGGACCCAGTAGAAACATTTGTCGAAGTTAACTTGTTCTTCCAGTACAATCCAGATTATACTAACTTATCAATCAATGCGTTACAAGAACAAGTACGTACTGTAATGACTCAATACTTTAGCGATAACACAGGTAAGTTTGGTCAAGCATTCAGACGTTCACAACTTCTTGCATTGGTAGATGATACAAGTAATGCGATACTATCATCTCGTGCTGATATTAAGATGCAACAACGAGTAAGTGCAACTAACGTAGCAGGTGACTACACACTTACTTTCCCAGTTGGGATTGCATCGCCAGATGACGTAAATAGAATTATTGAAACAGAAACATTCGTGTTTAATGGAGTGACTTGTTCAATTAAGAATCAGTTGAAGACGGATCAATTATCAGGTAACAAGTTACAGATTATTGTAAACGAGACTGGTGCAGTTGCCGCAGGTGGCGATAATATTGGTTCATTCGATGCAGGTGCTGGCACAGTCTCATTTGTAGGTCTTAAATTAGATACAGCAAAAACAATTAAAGTATCTGCTGTTCCTGCGAATCAAAGTAATATCGTACCAGTTCGTGAATACATACTTAATATCGATAATACACGTTTGAACGCAAAAGGTCTATCTACTACAGCGAGTAACTAATGTCAATATTTGATAAAACATTAAAAGACACTAAGAGACGGGATATCAACCTGAATGAATATCAGGTTGCTTCTACGTTGCCGTCTTACATTCAGTCAGAGTTTCCTAAGTTTGTCTCGTTTTTAGAAGAATATTTTAAGTTCGAAGAACAGAACTCATCTACAACTCGTTTTCTACAAGACATGTTTGAAACACGTGATATCTCACAGACAGACATTGACTTACTTACATACTTTGAAGATGAGTTTCTATTAGGCGAGAACTACTTTCAAGGATTTGCTGATAAGAGAACTGCCGTAAAGTATTCAAGTTACTTGTATCGTTCAAAAGGTACGAAGTATAGTATACAACAGTTCTTCAAAACATTCTTTGATATAGAACCAGACATCGTTTACACAAAACAATATATCTTTACGCTTCAAGATTCAAGCGGTGATGGTTCTCAAGTAGGTGCAGAGAGTGCACGTTACTTGACAGATAACAAATTGTATCAGACGTATGCGATACAAGTACGTTCAGAACTATCAGTAGCACAGTGGCGTGATGCGTATAAACTTATTGCTCACCCTGCTGGTATGTATCTTGGTGGTCTAACACAGATTGTTGGTACAGCATCTATTGATGGTCTACAGTATGACCCAGGCGAAGCAATCAAACCACCAATTGTTGCAGAAGGTACTGCGTCTTTCAATGGACTTGGTTTCTCACAACATACCGCATTATTCTCAATCAATAACCCAACAGATCCAACAGGAGAAGTTGTGAAGTTTAGAACAAACATGGGTAGTGTACACGACTATCCTAATCCAGGCGGTAATGACATTAACGACGTTGCTGACTTAACTGTTGACCAATTAGATAGATTGTACTCAAGTACAGCAGAATATCTAACTCCTGATTCACCAACTCTTGATGATGATTCAGATGGTTCAACACAATACGCTGGTTTCGATATCTCAAGTACAGAGACAATCGACCAAGAAATATTTTCATGGAACCCTATGGTTTCTCGTATTGATTCTGACAATCCTCAGTTACTTGATAGTGATGGTATTACACTATTACCAGTCGGTGATTCTGATTCAGAAATTTCATTACGTGAGATAATAGATGGTGGTTATTAGTATAAATACTAACATATAATCTTTAGGTAAAAGAAATGACTAGACAAGTATTAAATAGAGGTACAATTGCAAATGACGGTACGGGCGATACGCTTCGTACCGCTTCGTTAAAGATTGAACAGAACTTCCAAGAAATCTACAATAAGTTGGGTGACGGTTCTGTTCTTATGTCTTTACTCGACTTTGATTCAGACGCAATCGTATTCGAAGGTAGAACAGCAGATAACTTTGAGACACGTTTACGTGCAGTTGATCCGACTCAAGACCGTGAAGTTTACATTCCAAACTATGGTGGTGAACTTGTCATGGATTCTGCTACTCAGACTCTTGCAAATAAGACTTTGACTAGTCCAATTATAACTATGCCACAGATTAGTGATGTTGATGGTGCACATAACTACATATTTGCAGTAAACGAATTAGCGGCAGAACGTACTATCACATTACCTTTACTTGCTGATGATGATGAGTTTACATTCAACTCACACACTCAAACACTTGCAAATAAAACGATTCAAGGTCCAACTATAAATAGTCCTATCATCGGTGATGAGATTAGAGATAGTTCAGGTAACGAATTAATCGTATTCACTGGTAATGGTTCTGCTGTTAACTATGTGAATATAGAGAACACTAACACAGGTGTTCCAGTTATCATTCAAGGTGCAGGTGAAGCAAATACATCATTATCGTTACAGGGTACAGGTAACGGTGGTGTTAGAATCAATTCACGTCTTGCATTAAAGACTCAAGGATTGAACTCAGCAGGAACAGTAAGTGCAGGTGACCCAGTTACATTATTTAATAACGCATCTCCTGCAACTCACACATTAGCAAATGGTACAACCAGTGTTAACGGTGAGATTAAGTACCTTGTAAACAAAGGTGCAGGAACACAGACAATCAACGAGACAGGCAATAACATTGCCGCATACTCAAGTATTACAATGACACAAAACGATGCAGTAACTTTATTGTGGTTTGGTTCTCAGTGGATTGTAGTAAATAATCAAGGCGCAACCTTAAACGTGTAGGATAGATAAATGCCAGTAATTACCGATCAATTTAAAAAACAAGTGCTTGACGATATCATTGATGATTTCAATGACTCGGCAAGTTCACGATATTATGCCGCAATCGGTAGGTCTGATGATTGGAACGACAGTGACGTTGCAACAGTACCTACAAACGATGCGTTAAGTGCTAAACGTGCAAGACATTCAATGCAAGCATTAAAACTCATTGAAGATATCTCGTATGTTATTCCGAGACGTTCTTGGGTTGCTAACTTAATTTACTCACCATATGACGACAATGATGTTGGTTTTCCAGAGAACCCGTTCTATATAATCAACCAAAATAATGAAGTATATATTTGTTTAGAACAGGGTAAGAAACAAGATGGTTCTTCTGAATTATCTACTGTTCAACCTACTGGTAATACCGAAGGTTCTCCATTCCGTACATCTGATGGTTATACTTGGAAGTTCTTATACTCTATCGGTGCACTTCGTGGTGATAAGTTCATCTCTTCTGCATATATGCCAGTACGTTATGTTGCATCAACTGATTCAAACTCACCTGCTGAAGATTTACAGCAAGAGATTGTACAGAACAATGCAATCAAAGGTCAGATTGTTGGATATAAAGTAACTAACGGTGGTTCTGGTTATACATCTAGTCCTTCAGTATCTATTGTAGGTAATGGACAGAATGCACGTGCATATGCTGTTCGTGCAGGTGATGCAATCGTAGATGTGAAAGTAGTAGCAGACTCAGCAGGTAACTCAGGTGCTTCTTACTTCGGTCAGAACTATGACTATGCAAATGTTGTCATTACTGGCGGTGGCGGTGACTCATGTTCAGTACGCCCTATCATTGCAATCAATCCATCTGGTATAGGTTCTAATCCAGTTATTGACTTGAAAGCAAATGGTGTAATGTTCAATACTAAACCAGATGGTGAAGAAGAAGGTGATTTTTTCTCAGGCGATGAGATATTCAGACAAGTATTGTTACTACGTAATCCTAAAGTAGATAGTGCAGATGGTACTAATCTTACATCCACTACCGCTCGTGCACTTAGACGTATTATAACAGATGGCAGTGCGTTTGTCAAGGCAAATGTTCAAAAATCTCAAATACAAGGTGTTACTTCTGGTGCAGTCGCAGTCATTGATAATACTAATGATTCATCTAATGTCTGGTATCATCAAACAGAGACTACAGGTTTTACTGCATTTGAAGTTGGTGAAGAAGTTCAAGTAGTAGGTAATACTGGTATCAACGGTACGATACTAAGTCTTGATAGTGCAGAGATAAATCCTTACACTGGGGATCTGCTATATATTGATAATCGTTCTGCTGTTACACGTTCTGCTGACCAGCAAGAAGACTTAAAAATCGTAATCACTATCTAGGAAAATAGAAATGCCAAAGACTTTTACTAATCAATCATTCTCTTCAACGTATAAAGACGATTGGAAAGATAGTGACCATTATAACCGCATACTGTTTAATCCAGGACGTGCACTACAAGCACGTGAACT